TTTCTATCGTTAAATGGTCAATTTGTTGCCTAAAACAGAAAACGTCTATATGGACAAATTACAGCGTCTCAGAGGGGTATGCTGAATCGCTTTCGTACGGTAAAGCGGTGATGCAGTGAAGGGGTGAAACATTAAAGAGATAAAGAAAAGACACGCTACAATTAAGTAACGTGCCTTTCTGATACATATTATGATGCAAAATAGAGTTTAGGCAATTTCACCAGTGTCAGGCTGAGCATCTTGAAATGGATAACAATATCCATAGACTCTAACAGATGTTTTCCAACCATTCATGCTTCTTACGCTAAATCTTCTATCATCTATACGTGAAATAAGTATTAAATCCGTACCAACAGGTGATTCATAACCTACTGTTTTTAAGTAAAGATTGTGAGCTTCAAATTCGCTAGTAGGAATCATAACATTATCAACAATTTCATTAGCGTTATTATATAATACAAAAATTAAATATTTAAAAGAAGAAAATAATGTATTAATTGCAACTACGGAATCACTAGTAGTAATATTTTGTTTAAAAGCAAGTTCTCTTGAATCATATATATACTTAATTTGATATTTTAATGGTGTTGATACACTAATTCCTGATAATACACCTAATTCTGATGCTGAAACACTAGAATTAGATACTTTACCATTACTATCAGATACTAAAACCTTATCAGTAGTAAGATTAGTAGTTAAAATACTAGTAGCTGCACCTGTAATTTTATCCTGTTTGCCTTGAATAGCAGTATTTAAACCAGTTAAAGTTTCTGTAAGAGAACTAATAGAAGTTTCATTAGCTGTAACTTTAGCATTAGTTTCTGTAATACTACCTTCTGCATCAGCAACTTTTTGAGTAAGAGCTTCAAGATTAGATTTGTTTGTTGTTGCAAGAGTTTTTGTTGATTCAATATCATCAACAACTTGCAAAGTGTTGTCTGCATTTACCTTTAATTGTGAGTCAATTTCTGTAAATGCACTATTTAAATCGCCTAAAAATGTTGGCTTATCAGAACCAATCCACTGTGGTAGATTATAGTTCGCTGTACTGTTTGTGTGTGCCATAATAAAACACCTTCCTTTCTTTTAATTAACTAATTTAATAAGTTTTTACCATCAGTATCAAATGCTGACGCTGTAATTTGTTTATCATCGAATATTGCACAAGTAATAACGAGATTATCAAATTCACTAGCAGTAATACCATTAGTTCTAGCCATAGAATAAAGGTCTTCAATTACCTTTTGAATAGAATCATAACGTCCTGTCATTGGATTTAATATATCAGGATATTCGAAGATAATATTATCAATTCGCTCATTAACAGCAGCCATATCTCTATTATGTTTCATTTCAAGAGATTCAACTTTGCTATCAGTATAAGCAATCATTGATGTTTTGAAAGCTAATATTTCAGCTCTCATTTCTGTCAAAGTTGATGTAGTAGAGTTTCTAATTTCCTCTATGTCACCATTAAGCTTATTCTCTAAGTTAGCCATTCGTAAATTAATATCTGCGACTAAATTATTAAACTTTTCTTGAAGTTCTGCACTAGTTTCATCTTTAAACTGAGTAAACTTAGCATTGATTTCAGCTTCAAATGTTCTAACTTTAATCTCAATTTCATTAACACGAACTTTAAAGCTTTCTATTTCAGTTTTTTCGTTTTCCCATTCAGTCTGCAAAGCATTAATTTCGTCAATAACCTCATTAGTTTCAGCAATAAGCTTTTGTATTGCTTCCAAATAAGTTAACGATTCATCATAAGCAGTTGGAAGTGTCCTGTTTATAATATGCCAATCGTTGAATTTAGTTATCATAATTTCACCCCTTTCTACCAAACTTGCATGAATAATTCTTCAAGTTGGTTGATTATATCTAGGTCTATATTATTATACAACATTTTGTAATCATTGTAAATATCAATCATGTTGCGGTTTCGGTTGTCTTTAGTTGCATCATTGATATTTGATGAAGTCGCATGATTAGTTGTATTACCTGAACTAGTACCACCACCATTAGCAGTAACATCATCAATATTAGCGGTTGTTAAATATTTATTATCTATAACATTAGACAACATATTTTGTGGTGTATCACTAAACTTAGATACCGAATTAGTTGTATTATTAGTTGTAGACTGATTAGTTGATGTTGAATTACTATCAGTTGAATAATTATTAACTGAATGTTCTTTTGTTGCTTCATCAATAAATTCTTTGTCAATCATTTCATCTTGTAGCTTATACAACTTGTTATAATAAGGCATTATCTCTCTTAACTTTGAATTAAGATAAAACCTAAACATAGCGGGTGTTTCAGCACCAATCTCTCTAAAATAATAATGTGTAAAAATCTTCTTTAATAATGCTTTAGTGTAATCAGCGTCTTTAAACATAATATCGTTATCAATTAGTTTTGTGATAGCGGTAGCAATAACAGAATTAATATCTGTTACCGCACACACGCTTTCACTAAGACCGCTAACACTTTCACAAACATAACGTAACTGAATACTATACTCGCTCATTATTAGCACCCCCTTCTTTAGCGTCTATATCAGGCTTCTGAATGTCCTTATATTGTCCATATTCAGACTTTTTATCAGAAACCGTATCATCGCCTACCTCATCAAATTCAACGCTTATATTAAGCCCAAATAACTTATTAATACGCTTACATGCTTCTTGTCTAGCTTTAAGTCTACTACGTCTACTAGCAAGAATACCACCATTCTGTTGAGCAACTTCATCACGAATAAGACGCTCACCCTTTTCAATAGCGGTATTAGGAACACCTAACATAGTTAAAGCTTCGTTCCATAAAGCAATCTTTTCGTCTCTTAATTTATCAATTAGATAAGGGGCATCTGTTCTAATTGCACCTATCTTGTTCATATCTTCTAAGTCTTTGTAACCAAAGATAACAGGTTCATTACCATCATACTTCTCGTATAGCTGTAACATAGTAGCCTTTTGTTTATCTGAACAAGTTAACAATAGAGGTGTTTTCTGTGCATAAGTATTAATATCTATTGCCATATCAACTTCTGTTAATCGTTTAGCATAGTTATCAATAGCGGTTAAGATAGGATACCTACCCATGTTATCATATATTACACAAGCATCTTTACCGTTAACTAATTGTCTAAAATAACCGTTATTAGCAATGGCACAAATATTAACAGGATTATCATATATATCTAGCTGACCATTTATGTTACATTTAGTAAATAGATGTTCCTCTAAGCCCTCATCATAAAAGAACACACCAACATTATTATAAACTAATGCACGTTCAAGATAACGCTCGTCAATTTCCTCAGGCAAATTATTCCATTTAAAAACGGACTGAGCTATTTCTTTAAGACGTTCAAAGTGATTAATATATGTTGACTGATACATGTCTATTGCTCTTGATTTAATTCTTTTTGTTCTTCCCATTTATTTCACCATCCTTTCTTTTAGCCTATTTCACCAAGCGGAATATTATTGCTTGAATAGTCGCCAACTGAATCTGTACCATTAGCATGACCAACCCAGAAAGTACAACCCTTATTCATTATGGCACAAATCTTATCTCTAGCTACTGTTGGTAATTCTGACTTAATAATACAACCTCTAGTCTTAACATAAGTGAAACGACTTCTGTTATGTAAACTAGGAATTTTATTGTCATTAACTTTATAACCATAAGTAGTGAAATAATCATCTATACGTTTAGCAACTTCAGGTCTAATACCTTTAAGACACACAGAGAACTTAGTCATACTAGCACCAATTGATGCACTAGGAGTAGATGTACCTTTAGCGGAATTAGGTTGCATTTTAGCTACTTCTCTTTGATTAAGAGCATTAAACACACCTTCACCACCACTAACTAACATACTAGAACCTGACATAGCTAAAGCTGGATTAACTACTGATGTACCAAGCATTAAAGCACCTGTTCCTGCGGTTGCAATTCCCTGAGCTAAAGAAAGATTATTAGTTGCTTTATTATTAACTAACCAAGCTTTATAAACATCATTAGAAAAAGGAATAATCTGTCCTATTTTTAAACCTAATCTATCATCCCAAGCAATTGTACCTTGATTTTGATAACCGTCTCTAGGATATACAACGAAATCACCTGAACTAGCAACAGAACCTCTTATAGTGAACATAATTTCATTGTGTTCTACTCGTAAATCTTCAAGTTTAAATGTAGTCTTTTCACCCTCATTGTTACTAATTTCCAAATAGATATAAGGGAAAGAATATAGTTTTTCGTTACGTGGAATCCAATTATTAAAAAATGTATTTCTATGATAAGTAACATAAGCGTTATATCTAACTTCACTAGTATCTTTACCTGATATATACCATTCTTCAGTAGGAAAACGGTTAAATGCACCTTTTGGAATTAATGTAATAGAAGCTATACTATCTAATAGATTTTCTGTTGTTAAAGTTGATAAGAAATTATAAAAAATATTTAAACCATCATTACTTGTAGTGAAATAAACATGCACCAAAGTATCAGGAACATTTGCTATCTTACCAATTAGACCGTCATCATATAATTCAGAAAAGTTGCTTCTAAAATTAACATTTTGACCACCAATAGAAATACTTCTATTGAAAGGCGGTGCCATATTAACACATATAGCATAACCCTGAGTCATCATATCACCAAAATCTTCTATGAATTGATAAGTTATATAATCGCCTGTTTCTAAACCTTCAGGACAGAAATTGTTTTGGTCATTGGCAACATGTTCACGTTCAACGAAGCATTGACCAAACTGTAAACTTGTGATATAAGACTGTAACCAATCCATAGTATAAATAATTTGAGTTGTTGTATCTGAAATATACTCAACCTTATTTATAAAGGCAAAGAAATATTTATTTTCATAATTAGGATTAATGAACATTAAATAATTAGCATTAACAATAGATGATAAAGGAACTTCAACCTTTAACGAATTAGCACCTGTTCTTGCATAGCTCATATTAGTTATATGAACATTAGCATGATTTTTATAATAATCAATTTGTTCATTTCTATTTGCGAACCATAAAGAATGTTCGTAGTCTGATGTTATAGGAACACCATTTATAATCCATATCTCCGAATTTGGTATCATTTTAACTACCACCTTTCTATTTAATAAAAATGGTGAGGAGAGATTAACTCTCCCCACCTAGTCAACTACTGCTTAGTGAATGTTACTGTATCCCCAACCTTAACACTAGCCTTAGTAATAGCACCACCAACATATGATGAGCCTGCTAATTTAAGTTCAGGTGTGAATGAAGCACTTTCATCAGAAGCAGGTACGATATAAGCACCGTATCTATGAACTGCAATAGCCTTTTTTGTCTGGTCTTCAGTTGGAACGAACTGAACATCACCGATGAATGTATCATCAATTTCAGGTTCAATTGTATAAACTGTTGCGTAATCATTTTTATCAATAGCTGAAACCTTAGCATTTAATGTTGTAGGAGCTACGATTGATGTACCATCTGTTACGAAAGCAATAGCGTTAGAGAATGGTGAGATTGAAATAGTCTTCCATACATCTAAGTTATAGTTAACGTAAAGACCTGAATTAACCTGTGTCTCTGTCATAACTGTTAAGTTATCATAAACTTGGAACCATTCCTTATCAACAAGTACTGCACAAACATCAGCCATCATATCAAGTTCTTCTTGTGTGACTTCCTCAATCATAGATGAATTAGCTCTGATAACATCAAATCTGTCATTATCGAAAGTTGTGAAATCATCAATGATAAACTGATGACCTGAGAATGTTGCCTTATCCATGTTGAAAGCATTAGCTAATACTTCAACATCGTACTTAGCATCAAGTTCAGATGTCATAAATAAGTACTGGTCATTCTTTTCTGTAACTGTATGAACATGCTCTGTATTGTACTGAGTAGACATAAATGTTAAGTCATTAGAAGCTTTCTTAAACTTAGAAGCTACGTTCTTTAAATTATTTATATCACCTACTGAGACTGGCTTCATCTTGCCTGATGTTACACCCTTAATGATTAAGTACTTAAATAGTAAGAACTCATCATAATCAGCTGCCTGTTTAGGAGCTGCTGTAAGACGTATAATCATTTCTGTTACACCATCTGCTGATGTAAATGCCTGTCTAAGTGTTTCGTATTCAATTGTTAAAGGATACTGAACCTTCCAATTAAGTGAATGGAAAGCTGTTCTAACGTCAGGTAATGTTCTAGCAAATTCTCTAGCCTGAGCCTTGTCTACGTTAAATTCACGAGCCTTAGCAAGTTCAATGAATACTTCCTCAATTGCTTCACCGTTCTCGATGTAACCTTTCTTTAACTCCTTATACTTATTATTGAACATAGCGGACTTGATAGAAACAAGTGCGATTCTGTTCATTAAAGAACTAAGGAACTCATTAGCAAGTGCAGGATAGCCCATAAGAATATCACCGACTTTAACTACTTCCTGTTCTGTTGAAATCTCAGGTACCGATGCCTGATAGTTAGCCGAAGCTGTTGTTCTGATTGTGTTTAAAATATCAATAGTTCTTGCATTTAACTTTGATACTGCTACTTTCTTAGCCATAATTAATTACCACCTTTCTTATTCCTCGACCTCGAATAATTCATCGAAAGTCTTAATCTCTGTTCCTTCTGTTTCCTCTACGACTTCTTCTGCTACTTCCGACTCAGGAACTTTCTCGTCATCAGTAGGTGCAAAGAAGCGGTCACGATATTTCTTTCTCCAAGCTGAGTCATTTTCCTCATACTTAGCTTTCCAATCTTCTGAACCTGATATAGTGTCTGTAACATCACCAAGTATCTCTAAAGCTCTGTCATCATCTCTATCACCAATCAGTTCTTTTACTACGCCTAAAAGAGCGTCATGTGTAAGTACTGCCATAATAAAACACCTTCCTTTCTTAAATAGTTAATTTCTGACCAACATATATTAAGTCAGGATTAGTAATACCATTAACATCAACTAGATGCTGAACTGTTGTACCAAATCTCTGAGCAATACCCCATAATGTATCGCCTGCTACTACATCATATGTCACCACTTCATTGGTAGGGACTTCGCCACATACTCTAAGCTTCTGACCTGTGTAGATAAGATTAGGGTTTTCAATACCATTCAACGCAACAAGATTGTCAACAGTTGTATTAAATCTCTGAGCTAATGCTGAAAGAGTATCACCACTCTGTACCTCATAAATGTCTGTGTTTGGTTGTTCAACAGGAACTTCAACAATAGGTTCTGCTACTGTTTCCTGTTCATCATATTTAGATAAACCACAACTTTCAACAATTGCAATTAAGTTATTAACATATTGACTAGATGTTGCATAACCACAATTCTTTAAGTTAGTGATATAATCTCTGTAATTTGAGCTTTCTCTAACTGCTTTGTATCTATCGTAATTGATAAAATCAAAGTAGCCATCAATTCCTTCCTCAATGCTATCATATGCTCTAAAGTTAGCACTAATGTCTGTCATAACTCCTACTTCATATTCTTCTTGTGTAGCCATGTTGACAGATTTACCTCTCCATGAACCACCGCACTTCATACCAAAGTAATTGTTATAAACTGATGCTAGACTTGACTGACCCCAACCGCTTTCATTAATTGCCTGAGCAATAATTGCACTAGGAACGCCATATCCTCTTTCTTTACACTTCTTAATAATAATAGGAGCGATAACCTCAATAAAATCATTCTTTGCTATCTGCATAACTATTCTCCTTTCTCGTCTTCATCTTTACCCATTTTAGCAATGAGCTTTGTCAAAACCATTGTGTTATTCTCGATTGCCTGTCTAACACTTTCAAGAGTATTAGAAACGAACTCACTGTTCTTATCTTCTCTATATTTAAGCCAATAGCCTAATAGTAAACAAGCTACAATAGGAAAACCTACTGTCTGAATTAACTGAACTACTTCTGTTGCACCCATGTTTATTCCCTCCTTTCTATCTGTATAATAAACCTAGATATTCAAACACTCCCCATCCACTTCTTTCTGTGGGTGTTGGTGGTGTTGGCGGAGTTGGTGGAGTTGGCGGGTCAGGTGGCTCACTTCCTGTTAATATCTCGTAACAATTTAGAGCTGATGCGTAACGACCTTCAAAGTCTGCTCTTTGTCGAGCTTCATCTCCTGATTGAACAGCTCCGTTTCCTTCATAATTGAATAGGAAAGCCATTGTTGCATCATATAGGTTATCGACTTGTTTAAATGCTGAAAAATCTGCATATCCTGATAAATCGTACCAATGATTTTTATATGCTCTGTCTTGCCATTTACCCATACCATCATTAATTAAAACAGCACATTGGCAATCACCATCCTCTGGTCTGCCACCTGATACACCGCTTGTTGATAGGTTAGCATAGTTATCAAAACCATTAATATAACCTGAAGCTGGTGTAAATTGAACAAGTCCATAACCCATTCTGTAATTAACTTTATCACCTTGCCATCTCCAAGGATTGAAAGCTGATTCGTGAGCTATGTTTCCTAATGCTCCTGCTATTGCATATATAGTCCATTCGCTTTCCATACAACGCTTAAACTCAAACATGTTTTGTTTTGCTTCATCTGAATTTTCTTCATAACCATGTGCGGGTTTACACATCCAAGCCATTTAGCTCACCATCCTTTCAAAGTAGCAGAGACAGGATTCGAACCTGCAATCTCTAGATTATGACTCTAGCGAGTTTCCCAATTTCTCTACTCTGCGTCATTTGTTAACTTCCTTTATTATAGTAACACTTTAAAACAATAAAGTCAAGTCTCATAAAAACAGTGGGTGGAACATACATTCACACCCACGATGTATTTTTAACTAATAATTTACTGACTCTAACACTACTAGCAAGTCAACTAGGCATATATTTCAATGTTAGTACCCTAGCCAACTAATCAGCAAAGTTATTAGTAAATACCTATACCAGCAATAAAACATTCCTTAGCTTCAAGGTTCTTAAATCTAACTCTACCTGCTCTAAAGAAAGTTCTTAGTGTAGTCATTAAAGCATGATTACGTTGAACCATGACAGAATTAATTCTAAAATCTGTATCGCTTAATGATATTGTTAATTTACATGTTGTATCTACACTTGTATCTATATAGACAAGACCTGTTTCTCTCATTTCTTTCACGGAAAAGGCTTTACCACCATATAATAATGTAGCCCAATAAATAAAGTTTCCACTCATCTTCTCAACAAAGGCTGAGTTATCATTTAAGTATTTGCTTTCTGTTGCAAACTGTTGATATGATGAACCTTCAAATGCTCTATTGAAACCACTCTTTTTAGCAGCTTCTTGGGCTGACTTAATAAAGCCTGCTTCTAATACCCAACCGTGACCTCTTAAAAACTTCGTATCAGGTCTTAATCTACTTGCAATCTTAAACTGAGTATAATATGGATTAAGAATTGTTACACTATTGGAACACATATAAACAGGAACATATCTACTCTGTTCTCCTTGACCTCTCGCAATTGATGTATGAATTGACTGAAACTTGTTTAATTCATCAAAACAATAATGATTAGTTTCGGACTGAAAT